TCTACCGTATGTGGCACGATGCGGAGAAAGGAAAAAATGAATATATTTTTACCGATGTTCACTGGAGTGAAGTTCCTGGTAGAGATTCTGCTTGGAAGGCACAGACAATTGCTAACACAAGTGAACAACAATTTAAAGTTGAATTTGAGTGTTTGAGTGGTGATACTCAAATAGAGATTAAAAATATAAATGATAAAATAGAAAGTGTATCTATGGAAGAACTCTATGAACGAATGTAAGTTTATAGGATTATAAATAAAAATAAAAATGTATTATATCTACTTTCTCATAGATGAAAACGACAATGTTAAGTATGTTGGACAAACCAAAGATCCAACTACTAGAAAACGAGATCATAAAAAAATAAAACCAGAACACATTTTTGAAATTATAGAAGAAACTGATATTGCAGAAAATGCAAAAAATTTAGAAATTGGATATATAAAAAAATATAATACATATAAAACTGGATGGAACAAATCACCAGGAGGAGAGGGTTTTGATGAATATGATAGAAAAGGAATTGGTGGTGTAAATAAAGGAAACATTCCTTGGAATAAGGGAATAAAAAATTGTTTCTCTCAAGAAACAATAGAAAAAATGAAAAATACTAGAAAAGGTAGAGTTTTTATTAGAAAAATTTCTGACGATCAAATAAAAGAAATTAGATTGTTATATGAAAAAAAACCAAGTTTATTGAATGTTGGATTAATAATGAAAAATGGTAGAGAAATGTCTTATATTCAGGCATTTTGTAAAGAATATGCTAGTAAATATAATTTAACTCCGCAAGGAGTAAAAAGAATAATATTAAAGGAGTGTTGGAAAAATGTTTAAACTTAATAAAAATACATTAATAAAAACTCCTACTGGATTCAAAATTTTTTCTGGAATTCAAAAAGTATATAAGCCTTTTTATCACTGGATAATTTTTGATGATGAAACAGAAATAAAATGCTCAGAAAATCATTCATTTGGTAGTGAAAAAATAAAAGCATCTAATATTAAAGTGGATGACTTTTTGCAAGGGAAGAGGGTTGTATATAATGAAATAGTGGAGGAGGGAATATATCTTTATGATTTATTGGATGTTGGAGAAGATAATTTATATTATTCAAACAGTATAATATCACATAACTGTGAGTTTCTGGGTTCAGTTGATACTCTAATTGCACCAAGCAAACTCAGATCACTCGTCTATGAGCATCCTAAGACCCGTAATGCAGGTTTAGATGTTTATGTGGATGCGAATGAAGAATGTGATTACGTCATCACTGTAGACGTTGCCAGAGGGGTAGGGATTGATTATTCAGCATTTGTAGTTGTTGATATTACACAGTTTCCTCATAAAGTTGTTGCAAAATACCGAAACAACGAAATTAAACCGATGATGTTTCCAAATATCATTTATGAGGTAGCAAAAAATTATAATAATGCATTTATATTATGTGAAGTTAATGATGTTGGAGATCAGGTTGCAAGTATTCTTCAGTATGATTTAGAGTATAGTAATTTGTTAATGTGCTCTATGAGAGGAAGAGCAGGTCAAATTGTAGGACAGGGATTTTCTGGAAAGAAAACTCAACTTGGAGTTAAAATGTCCAAGACTGTTAAAAAAATTGGATGCTTAAATCTCAAAACTATGATTGAAGAGGATAAGTTAAACTTTAATGATTATGAGATTATGAGTGAACTTACCACATTTATTCAAAAACACAATTCGTTTGAGGCAGAAGAAGGATGTAACGATGATTTAGCAATGTGTCTGGTCATCTATGCCTGGTTAGTAGCACAAGATTATTTTAAAGAACTCACAGATCAAGATGTAAGAAAAAGACTTTATGAGGAGCAAAAAAATCAAATAGAACAGGATATGGCTCCATTTGGTTTTGTTTCTGATGGACTAGATGAAACAAGTTTCACAGATGTTGATGGTGATCGTTGGTTTACTGATGAGTATGGTGATCGGTCTTTTATGTGGAATTATATGTAAATAAAAGATTTGATAAATATTTCTTAGATAAACTGAGAATTTACGGAGAAAAAAATGGCGACTCCTCAATTATCTCCAGGCGTACTCGTCAGAGAGGTTGATTTAACGGTAGGAAGAGCTGATAATGTACTTGATAATATTGGTGCAATTGCAGGACCCTTTCCAATTGGACCAGTAGATTATCCAATTGACATTTCAACAGAACAGGATTTAATCAACGTATTTGGAAAACCACTCTCAACAGATTCCCAGTACGAATATTGGATGAGTGCTTCCTCATACCTTTCTTACGGTGGTGTTCTTAAGGTTGTAAGAACCGATGGATCAACTTTGAATAATGCAAATGCCGGAGTTGGAGCTGCTTCTACTTCAGCATTAAAAATTGAAAATTATGATGATTATACAAATAATCATTCAGATGGAAATAATTTCACTTATGCAGCAAAGAATCCAGGTACCTGGGCAAATAATTTAAAAGTTTGTTTTATTGATAATTTAGCAGATCAGACAATTGGTATTACCACAACCAACCCCTCAAATGCTGGAGCAACTATTGGTTTTGGTGTTACGACTGCACTCACAAATATTGCTCTTGCCGGATCAGGAACAACATCACTCTTTAATGGTTATTTGAAGGGTATCATTACTGGTGTTACGACTGATGCTACGGGTGGAAATAGCACGATTGATGTAAGAATTGTTTCTAGAGTTTCATCTGGTAATACAGAAACTTTAATTGATTATGCAGAAAGTTCTTCTACTGCATCATTCTCAACTTCAAGTGCTCTTCGTTTTGTTAATAACTCTGGAATCAATACTGGAACATCAGCATCTTCTCCGATTACTCCTTCTACAGTTGTTGATTGGTACGGACAACAAACTCTTGGTCTCACAAATTCCACAATTTACTGGAAATCAATTGCACCAAAACCAGTCACAAACCAATATTCACTTGACAGAGCTGGTAAAAACGATGCTCTCAACATTGCAGTTGTTGATGACCGAGGAACAATCACAGGAAATTCTGGAACAATTATTGAAAAATTTGTAGGTCTTTCCAAGGCATTTGATTCAATTTCTGCAGTAAATTCTCCTCAAAAGATTTGGTACGAACAGTTTCTTGCCGATTTCTCTTCTCAAGTTTATGCAGGAAGTAATCCTTCTAGTGCTGCTGATTCATATCACGGAACTGCTCCAAGAGCAGTAGGGTTTAGTACATCATTTACTCCATACACAACCTCACAAGGTCTCTGGGGACAGAATGCACAGGGAATTACCTTCTCTTCAATTGGAAATGTATCATACACTCTTGCAGGAGGTCAGAATTATTCTGCTAATGGTGGATTCCAAGCATCTCTTGGAGATTTGATTGATTCATATCAACTCTTTAGTAATAAAGATGAAATTCAAGTAGACTATCTCATTATGGGTCCAGGTCTTACAAACGAAGTTGATTCACAGGCAAAGGCAAATTATTTGATTTCTCTTGCAGGTTCAAGAGGAGATGCTGTTGCATGTATTGGTCCACACAGAGCAAACTTAGTTAATATTACAAATACTACGACTCAAACAACAAATCTGATTCAATACTTCAGTTCACTTCAATCATCTTCTTATGCAATCTTTGATAGTGGATATAAGTATACCTATGATAGATTCAATAATCAGTTCCGTTACATTCCTTGTAATGCTGACGTAGCAGGTCTAATGACTCGCACTAATATTGTTGCATTTCCTTGGTTCTCTCCTGCAGGTCAACAAAGAGGAATTTTAAATAATGTAGTTAAACTTGCATATAATCCAAATAAGGCACAAAGAGACCAACTTTACCCACAAAGAATTAATTCAATTATAACTCAACCTGGAGTTGGAACTCTTCTTTTTGGAGACAAGACTGCTCTTTCATATGCATCTGCGTTTGATAGAATTAACGTTCGTCGTTTGTTCCTTACAATTGAGCAAACACTACAAAGAGCTGCACAAGCACAACTCTTTGAATTGAATGATGAACTTACCAGAGCAAACTTTAAGAATATTGTTGAACCATACCTTCGTGATGTAGAAGCAAAGAGAGGTCTCTACGGGTTCCTTGTTGTTTGCGATACCTCAAATAACACTCCTGATGTGATTGATAATAATGAGTTCCGTGCTGATATCTTCCTAAAACCAACCAAATCAATTAATTATGTAACTCTCACTTTTGTTGCGACTCGCACTGGTGTTAGTTTTGAAGAAGTTGCTGGAACTGTTTAATTAAAATAAATAAATTAAAAGGAGAATCCAAAAATGGCAACACAAAAGACTATCACTGATTTTAAAACGGCACTCGTTGGTGGTGGTGCTCGTCCTAATCTGTTTGAAGTTTCAATTGGCAACATTCCATCACCAGCAGGAACTCTTCCTGAAAAATTTGTAGTGTTATGTAAGGCAGCTAATCTACCTGCCTCAAACGTTGCATCTATTGATGTTCCTTTTCGTGGAAGAATTTTTAAGGTTGCTGGTGATAGAACCTTTGATACTTGGCAAATTACTGTCATTAATGACAACGATTTTGCGATTAGAAAGGTTATGGAAGATTGGATGCAGCATATTGCTCAATATAAGGATGCAAGTGGTACTACCGATCCTGCTACATATATGGCAAATGCAACAGTGACCCAGTTGAGCAGAAGTGCATCAACAATTACAGCATCAAGCACTAGTGGTGTTGCCGATGCCAAACAATATATATTTGAAGATATTTTTCCAACTAATATTTCTGCAATTGATCTTTCCTTTGATACATCAGATACGATTGAAGAATTTACTGTTGAATTTCAAGTGAATTACTGGTATCCTGCAGAAAAGACCAATTGATAGGGTCAATAAATAGTATAAACTGATTAAATAAATTATGGCAAGATTATTTGGATTCTCAATTGAAAATAGTGAACCAGTATCTCCCACTGTGGTTTCCCCCGTTCCTCCTAATAATGAGGACGGGGTTGATCATTATTTAACTAGTGGTTTTTTTGGTTCTTATGTTGATATTGAGGGAGTATATCGCACAGAATATGATTTAATCAAAAGATATCGTGAGATGGCACTACACCCGGAATGTGATAGTGCAATTGAAGATGTTGTAAATGAGGCAATCGTATCAGACACAAATGATAGTCCTATTACGATTGAACTTTCAAATTTAAGTGCAAGTGACGGAATTAAGGATAAAATACGAAAAGAATTTAAATATATTTTAGAACTTTTAGATTTTGATAAAAAATCTCACGAAATTTATAGAAATTGGTATATTGATGGGAGATTATATTATCACAAAGTGATTGATTTAAAGAGACCTGAATTGGGAATTCAGGAGATGAGATATATTGATTCACTTAAGATGAGATATGTTCGTCAGGCAAAAAAGACTGATAATGATAAGTATAAACTATCAAACAGAAATGTTGATAATCCAATGGATTATGAGTTTCCTGAAATTGAGGAATATTTTATATATAATCCAAAAATGACGTATCCAACAGGCACTCCGGCACCAGGAGCACTTGGAGGTTCTTCTAGTGGAATCAAGATGTCAAAAGATTCTATTACTTACTGCACTTCAGGACTCGTAGATCGTAATAAAGGGTCAACTCTTTCATATCTTCATAAAGCAATCAAGTCTCTTAATCAATTAAGAATGATTGAGGATAGTCTCGTAATCTATCGTCTCTCTCGTGCTCCTGAAAGAAGAATATTCTATATTGATGTTGGTAATCTTCCAAAGGTAAAGGCAGAGCAATATCTTCGTGATGTAATGAATCGTTATCGTAATAAGCAAGTGTATGATTCTGCGACTGGAGAAATTCGTGATGATAAGAAGTTTATGGCAATGCTTGAGGATTTTTGGTTACCTCGTCGTGAAGGTGGTAGAGGAACTGAAATCACTACACTTCCTGGTGGACAGAATCTTGGTGAAATCACAGATATTGAGTATTTTAAGAAAAAACTTTTCCGTTCTCTAAATGTTCCTACATCAAGAATGGATGGAGAAGGTGGATTTAATCTTGGTCGTTCATCAGAAATCTTAAGAGATGAAGTTAAGTTTAGTAAATTTGTTGCTCGTTTAAGAAAAAGATTTTCTGTAATGTTTAGTGATATGCTCAAAACTCAATTGATTCTAAAAAATATCATTACTCCAGAAGATTGGGAGATAATGAATGAGCATATTCAATATGATTTCCTATATGATAATCATTTTGCCGAACTAAAGAATACAGAACTGTTAAATGAAAGACTTACGATGGTCGCAACAGCAGAACCATATATTGGTAAGTATTTTTCACAAGATTATGTAAGAAGAAATATTCTTCGGCAGACTGATATTGAGATTATTGAACAGGATGATTTGATTAAAAAAGAAATTGAGAAGGGTATTATTCCCGATCCAAATCAACCTATAGACCCAGCAACAGGAATGCCAACAGATTCGGCATCTCAAATGGATTTGGGTCAACCAGTGATGGAGCCAGATTTAAAAGGTGATGAACAAATCGTTGCACCAAGGCAAAAGGCAATGGAAATGCCGAAGGGTGGTGAGATATAAATAGAAGCAGTTATGTCTAATGGTAATAAAATGGATGATTTAATGGATATGATTGTTGCTGATGAGTCACCATCACAAATCAGTGATAAAATCAAAGATATGCTATTTTCCAAGTCGGCAGAAAGAATTGATGCTTTCCGACCCGTTGTATCATCCGCAATGTTTGGTGATGATGAGAGTGAAAACGAAGAGTATGATGAAGAGTGATAAATGGCAAGTCTATCAGACTTTTTTAACGTAGTTGTAGAAGCAAAAATACAAAAAGAAGAAGAATTTAAATCTCTTGTTGGAGATAATTTCTTTGATGAGATTTTTAATGAACAACTTAAACCACATAAAACTCCGGAGCAATTAGCAAAAAAACATAACGTTCCTCTATCTCAAATTAAAAATCAACTCAAAAAAGGAACAAAAGTAGAGAAAGAACATACAAAAAATATAGAATTAGCAACTACCATAGCATCTCAACATATTGATGAGTTGCCGGATTATTATGATCGTTTATCAAAAGCAGAAAAGAAACCAATCAAAGAAGAAGTTCTTACAGAAGGTCTCTTAAATATTTTACCTCAAGAAAAAACACCAGACCCTCTCACACCTCTTAATCAAAACTTCGCAACACTTGATGATTTACAAAATCATTATAAACTTTTTCTCAATCGTATTCAGCAACAACTTTCTACATTAGGTGGTGGTGGTGAAACTCAATTAAGATATTTGGATGATGTTGTTGGAGTTGCGACAAACCCAACCTTTTATAATGATAAGTTTTTACAATGGGATTCTTCATCAAATAAGGCTGAATTTGTTAATATAAATTCTGGAAATATAAGTGGCATAGTTACTGGGTATTATGGTAACTTTTTTGACACAACGACTCAAACTGCTGTTGGAATTAATACTTATCAGGCAATCAGATTAAATACTACCGACCTTTCAAATCAAGTATCAATAGCAAATAGTTCTCATATTGTTGTTGCAAATAGTGGTGTTTATAATATTCAGTTTTCATTACAAATTGATAAGACTAATGCTACTGGTGCTCATATTTACATATGGTTAATGAAGAATGGGGTGAATGTTCCAAATAGTGCAACAGAGGTTGCAGTTCAAGGAACTCTTTCTGAAATCGTTGCCGCATGGAACTTCGTAGTATCATCAAATGCAAATGATTATTATGAACTTGTATGGAGCACTACTGACTCAACTATTAGATTAAAGGCAGTTTCTGCATCTGGTGTGGTTCCAGCAATCCCTTCAGTTATATTGACTGTAGTGTCAGTATAATAATGCTATAATTGTGAATTTATAAATAACTAAAAGTGTATCAAATAAAATAATGGCTCATAGACCAGTTGGGGCTGGATCCTCATTCAACTTTACGGCAGGAACTGCATCAACATCTTCGGCATTTTCTGTTCAATCAGATGTTGTAAGAGTAGTTGCTGTAGGTGGTGCTGCATTTGTTTCCGTCGGAGCAACTCCTTCTGCTACTAATGCTGATTATTATGTTCCCTCTGGTGGAACTGCAACACTTGCACTCACAAAAGCATCTAATCGTGTTGTTGGAGTGACAACCGGAACCACAACAATCGTGACTGTACCAGAAGGAACTCAAGTTCCCTTTGGTGTTGGAGATTATGTAACTCTAAGTGGTTCAACATATCACAATTTCACACATCAACAAGTTCTTTCGGTTGATACTTCTGCCGGAGTTGCTGGTTATTTTCAGTCAAGAATGACTGTGAATTATAATTCAAGTGGTATTGTAACAGCATTCTCATCTGCAGATGCATCTGTGACTGCATCAAATAAAGTTTCTGCATATGGTGCTGGTGCAGGAGTTATCTACTATCAACAAGTTCAAATCACATCTCAGGCATAAAAAAATGAAACTTATTACCGAAGAGATAGAATCAGTAGAAGTGATTACTGAAAGTATAAATGGAAAGAAAACTCTTTATATCAAAGGACCATTTCTTCAGACCGAACAACCAAATCGGAATAAAAGAATTTATCGTATGCCCGTGATGGAACGTGAGGTCAAAAGATATACAGAGCAATATGTAAATAAAGGTCGTGCTCTTGGTGAACTCGGACATCCAGATGGACCAACAGTCAATCTGGACAGAGTTTCTCATAAAATTACAGAACTTTATCGTGAAGGTAATAATTTTATTGGTAAGGCACAAATTCTTTCCACTCCTATGGGTAAGATTGCAGAGGCACTTCTCAAAGAGGGTGTGATGCTCGGTGTTTCTTCTCGTGGTATTGGTTCACTAAGACCAACTCAAAATGGATATAGTGAAGTTGGTGAAGATTTTATGCTCGCAACTGCTGCCGATATTGTTGCAGACCCCTCTGCACCTGATGCATTTGTTCAGGGAATTATGGAAGGTAAGGAATGGGTGTGGGATGGTGGAGTGCTTCGTGAGCATTCTGCAAGGAAAGCATACAATAGAATAAATACATTAGTTTCACAAAAACAACTAGAAGAGAATAGATTGAATCTTTTCAACGATTTCCTAAATTCGTTGTAAATTATTAAATTATAAATAAATATAGATTTCATAAAAAGAAAATCGGAGAGTTCAAATGTCTCGTGGAGATTTACAAGAAATGGAAGTAGGCACAAAGCAATCCAAAACTGCTGTGAATGCTAACGCACAAGCACCTAACCCAATGAGTCACCTGAGTGGTTCAACACCCGGTCAAACTGGTAGTTGGGAAGATTTGGGTGGTCCTACACCTGAGAATTATCGTTCTGATGATGATTCTGCAAAACTCAAGACCCCTGAAGGAACACTCAAGCAAGTCAGAGATGTTGTTAATAAGGGTGCAAAGAGTGCAGATCCTATGAAAGGTATGGCAAAAGAAGATACTGATTATGATGAAGAAGATGATGAACTTCTAGAAGCCAAACATGAAGAGGAAGAAGATGAAGAGGATGACGAAGAAGAGGATACCAAGAAAAATGGTAAGAAAGGTAAAAAGGAAGAAGATGACGAAGAGGATGATGAGGATCTAGAAGAAGAGTTTGATCTTGAAGAAGATGTAAATGCTCTTCTCGGTGGAGAAGAACTCTCCGAAGAGTTCAGAGAAAAAGCAAAACTTGTTTTTGAATCTGCACTCAGATCAAAAATTAGTGAAATCAAAGAATCTCTTGAGATCAGATATGCTGAAGCACTTGTAGAAGAAATTGAAGAAATCAAAGAAGCACTAAATGATCGTGTAGATTCTTATCTTGAATATGTTGCTGATGAGTGGTTTGCTGAAAACACACTCTCAATTGAAAAGGGTCTGAAGGAAGAACTCACTGAGTCCTTCTTGACTGGTCTGAAAGGACTTTTTGAAGAACATTATGTATCAATCCCTGAAGATAAATATGATGTTCTAGAGAGCATGGTAAACAAACTTGATGATATGGAGACGAAACTCAACGAGCAGATTGAGAAAAACGTTTCACTCAACAGTCGTCTCGCAGAGTCGGTTGCTGATGGAATCTTAGATCAAATTTCTGAGGGTCTTGCGTACACTCAGAAAGAGAAGCTCGCCTCACTTGCCGAAAGTGTAGAGTTTGAAAGTGAAGCAGAATATCGTGAAAAACTGGAGACACTAAAGGAATCTTATTTTCCAACAAAAATGATTTCTCCATATGCTAAAACCGAAACCCTTTCTGAGGGATTAGATTCAGCACAAGAATCTGTTTCAGGTTCTATGGCTGCATATCTAAACACACTTTCAAAATTTAGCAAATAATTGAATTTAACATAATTCAAACGCAAACATTCACTTACAAAAGGTAAAAGCAAATGTTCCAATCCGAACAATTGCAGGACAAGTGGGCACCACTTCTCAACTATGAAGGTCTTGATCCAATCAAAGATTCTCATCGTAGAGCAGTAACCGCAGTTCTGCTAGAAAACCAAGAAAGATTTTTAAGAGAGCAATCCTCATTTGATAATGGTTCATTATCAATGTTGATGGAGTCACCAACCAACAGTGGCAATGCTGCCGGTGCTTCTGGTGCTTTTGGTGGTAGTGCTGCTGCTGGCGGACCTACTGCAGGTTTTGATCCCGTATTGATTTCACTCATTCGTCGTTCAATGCCCAACCTGGTCGCATATGACCTTGCTGGTGTACAACCAATGAGTGGTCCTACTGGACTCATCTTCGCAATGCGTTCACGTTATACAAATCAGTCTGGAACTGAAGCATTCTTCAATGAAGTAGATTCTGCATTCTCTGGTCAGGATTCTGGTCGTGACGAAACTGCAGGATTCTCTGATGCTGCTGCTGGTATTGGTACCACTGCTCAAGGTGGAGTTAACCCAGCAGTTCTCAACCCTGTTGGTACTGCGACTTCTACTGCCTACAACGTAGGTCAGGGAATGGTTACTGGTGATGCAGAAAACCTTGATGGCACCGGTAATGATGCCTTCAACCAAATGGCATTCTCAATTGAGAAAGTCACTGTTACTGCGAAATCCAGAGCACTCAAGGCTGAGTATTCATTAGAACTCGCACAAGACCTTAAGGCAATTCACGGGTTGAATGCTGAAGCAGAACTTGCAAATATTCTCTCTACAGAGATTCTTGCTGAAATCAACCGTGAGGTTATCAGAACCATCTATAAGGTGGCTGAGCAAGGTGCTGTACAGAATACCGCAACTGCTGGTATCTTCGACCTTGACGTTGATTCTAACGGTCGTTGGTCAGTTGAGAAGTTCAAGGGTCTGCTATTCCAAATCGAGCGTGATGCTAACGCAATCGCACAAAGAACTCGTCGTGGGAAGGGCAACATCGTAATGTGTTCTGCTGACGTTGCTTCAGCACTCACAATGGCTGGTGTACTCGATTATACTCCTGCTCTGAACTCGAACCTCAACGTTGATGACACCGGCAATACTTTTGCTGGTACTCTGATGGGTAAATTCCGTGTATATATTGACCCATATTCTGCTAACCTGACCACTGCTAACGCAACTCCAGGTAACCAGTATTATGTGGTTGGTTATAAGGGTTCTTCCCCTTATGATGCCGGACTATTTTATTGCCCTTATGTACCTCTCCAAATGGTTCGTGCCGTTGGTGAGAATTCCTTCCAACCAAAAATTGGCTTCAAGACCCGTTATGGTCTCGTTGCTAACCCATTCGCAGAAGGAACTGATCAGGGTCTCGGAAGACTTCAGGTAAATGCAAACCGTTACTATCGTAGAGTTGCAGTTAAGAATTTAATGTGAGTCTTTCTCACAAATCTTCAAAGGGACCCATATGGGTCCCTTTTTTTTATCTAAATATTTAAAAAAAATGGCATCTACTACATCAGGTCAAATTGAAAATCGTAATTTTCTTTCACCAAGTGGATTTAAGTTCACGATAAAAAGAAGTCCTAAAGTTGCATTTTTTTGTAATGAGGCAAATATTCCAGATTTAACTCTTGGAATTGCAATTCAACCAACATATCTAAAAGATATTGATACTCCAGGGGATAAAATTGTTTTTGGAGATTTAAATCTGCGTTTTATGGTAGATGAAGATCTTGAAAATTATATGGAGATTCAAAATTGGATTCGTGGTTTAGGGTATCCAGAAAAATTGGAAGAAATTTATAACTTACAAAACTCTGGATTTTTGGGGGGAAGAAAGTATACTCAAAAAGAAATGGACATATATTCTGATGGAACACTTCAAGTATTAAGTAGTAATTTTGTTCCAAATTTTCAAATTAAATTTAATGATCTATTTCCATATTCGTTGACAACATTAGCATTTACTGCTACCGATTCAGATATTCAATACTTTACAGCAGAGGTAAGTTTCAAGTATACTATCTACAATATAACCGATTTAAGTGGAACTCCATTATGAGTATTGATCTTGAAAAAATTCAAGAGATGTGGGAAAAGGACGCAAAAATAGATCCAGATAATCTTCATACAGAATCTTTAAATATACCAGTTCTTCACGCAAAATATTTTGATCTTTACAATACAATCGTTCTTTTAAGAAAAAAAACAGAGCAACAAAAGAAAAATATTCATCACGAAAGATATGAATACTTCTCGGGAAAGGCAGACCCGGATGTTTATGTGGAGAATCCATTTCCAAAGAAAATTCGGGATAAGGAAACTATGCAAAAATATCTTGATGCAGATGATAAACTTTCATCTATTAATATGAAAATTTGTTATTATGATACGATGTTATATTATCTTGAAAGTATATTAAAGGTTATTCAAAATCGCACATATCAAATTAAGAACTCAATAGAATTTTTACGATTTAATGCTGGATTAGGGTGAATAAATAAATTAGCATCAGAAACTTCAAATGAGAAATAACTATTATGTTTATGCTTATTTAAGAGAAGATATGACTCCATATTATATTGGAAAGGGGACTGGAAGAAGATCGCATCAAAAAAATAAAAAAACTCATAAATTTGTAAAAATACCAAAAGACAACACAAAAATAATTTATATCATTGAAAATATAACAGAGGATGATGCTTTAATTAAAGAAAAAGAACTGATAAAATTTTATGGTAGAAAAATTGATGGTGGTATTTTAGTAAACATCAGTGAAGGTGGTGAAAAAGGATATGCTGCCATGAAAGGAAAAAAGCATACAGAAGAATCCAAAAATAAAATGTCAAATTCACATAAGGGAAAGGATACTTGGAATAAAGGAAAATTTGGATTACAAAATCATAGTGATGAAACTAAACAAAAAATATCAAATAATAGTAAAGGAAATAAAAGCAGAACCGGACAAAAACAAAGTCAAGAAGAAAAAAATAAAAAAAGTGAATCTTTAAAAAAATATTATGCTGAAAGAAGAGAGCAAGGATACAAAAGATAGATAAATATTTTAAAATAAATTATAAATGTGACTAATATTATTATACAAAAGAAAAATGAAGTATATTTAAAAATTGAAACAGAACCGCATATTCATCAAGAGTTGTCTGACCATTTTACTTTTGAAATAGAAAATGCACGTTTTATGCCCCAATATCGCAGTAAGCACTGGGATGGAAAAATAAGACTTTATAGCAATCATACTGGTGAAATATATGTGGGTCTTTTAGATAAAGTTATAAATTTTTGCGAACAATTCAATTATACATATAAGTTCGAAACTAATAAATTTTATGGTCAACCTTTTGAGGTAAATGAGGGAATATCATTAGAGGGTGTAAAGGATTATATGATTTCTATTTGCTCTCATACTCCTCGTGATTATCAAGTGGATGGAGTATACGATGCACTAAAATATAATCGAAAACTGCTGATATCACCCACTGCCTCAGGAAAATCTCTGATGATTTATTCAATCGTAAGATACTATGTAGATAAAGGGCAAAAAATTCTTTTAGTTGTTCCAACGACATCTCTTGTAGAGCAGATGTATAAGGATTTTGAGGATTATGGTTGGGATTCTGAGTCATATTGCCACAAAATTTATTCTGGTAGAGAAAAGACAAATGAACACTCAGTGACAATTACTACCTGGCAGTCTATTTATAAATTGGAAAGGTCTTTCTTTGAGGACTATAATGTCATTATAGGTGATGAAGCTCATTTATTCAAGAGCAAGTCACTGATTCAAATTATGACAAAACTTCATCACGCAAAATATCGTTTTGGATTTACCGGTACTCTTGATGGTACCCAAACTCACAAATGGGTTTTAGAGGGATTGTTTGGCCCTTCTTATAAAGTTACAAGAACTGATGAGTTAATGAAACAGGGTCATCTTTCACAGTTAGATATTCAGTGTATTGTTCTCAAACATCCTCCTCAAAGGTTTGATGTTTATGAAGATGAAATACAATATCTTATTTCTCATGAACAGAGAAATAGGTTTATCACAAACTTGACTTTAGATTTAAAGGGAAACACTCTGGTATTATATTCAAGAGTAGAAACACACGGAGCAATACTTTACGAAAATATAAATAAAAATAAGCAAAGTGATCGTAAAGTCTTTTTTATTCACGGTGGAGTGAATGCTGAAGAAAGAGAATTAGTTCGTGAAATCACTGAAAAAGAAAAAAATGCGATTATAGTTGCTTCTTATGGAACATTTTCCACTGGTATTAATATCAAAAATCTACATAATGTAATTTTTGCCTCACCAAGTAAATCAAGAATACGAAATCTTCAAAGTATTGGAAGAGTTCTTCGTAAAGGCAAAGATAAAGTCAAAGCAACACTTTATGATATTGCCGATGATTGTACTTATAACTCAAAAAAGAATTATACACTCAATCATTTGATAGAACGAATTAAAATATATAATGAAGAAAACTTTAATTATGAAATAGTCACAATACAACTAAAAAAATGATAGAGGAAGATTTTTACTGCACTCTCAAACTTAAGTCTGGTGAAGAAGTTTTTGCCAAAGTTGCAGCCTCAGAAGAGGAAGAGAGAACTTTTTTGATTGTTTCAAACCCAATTGTAATCTCTGAATATAAAAGTAGAGGTGGTGAATCTGGATATAAGATAGAACCTTGGTTGAAGACGACAACAGAAGATATGTTCATTATCAAACTTGATGATGTTTTAACTCTTTCTGAATCTTATGATATTGAAATGATATCAATGTATCAATCTTATTTAAGACAATCTTATAAGAGAAAAAATAATGAATCAAACATTAATCGTCAAATGGGATATCTTTCAAGTGTGAATGATGCTAAAGATATCTTAGAGAAGCTCTATGAAAGTAGCTAATATAACTTTTCAACCCTCACAAAGGTTATTCTATCAGATTTGAGAAACTTGTCAACCATTTTTAAAAGTGTTATAATATCTACATAATAATGAGTAAAACTTATGATTACCACAAACATTATGACCAAAAGAAAAAGGTCAGAACATTACGTCAATAATAAAGAGTTTCTTGCTGCTCTCACAAAGTATCGTGAGGATGTTGAAATCAGTTTTATCAGAAAGTATGGCAGAGAACCAACAAGAGAAGATAGGTCAAAAGGATGGGATACAAAATCACAAATACCAAGATATATTGGTGAGTGTTTTTTGAAGATTGCAAATCATCTCTCCTTCAAACCAAACTTCGTAAATTATATGTTCAAGGAAGATATGATTTCTGATGGTATTGAAAACTGTGTTCAGTATATTCATAACTTTGACCCAGAGAAATCACAGAACCCATTTGCGTATTTTACTCAGATTATTCATTATGCCTTTCTTCGTCGTATTCAAAAAGAAAAACGTCAGTTAGAAATCAAAAATAAGATTCTTGAACGTTCTGAATACTCTGAGGTCTTTACCGATGATAATACAGTTGACACAGGAAACTATTCAGACTATAATAGCATCAAGGATGGAATCCACTCTAAACTTCGTTATTGAATGAAAGTCGCAATCATCACTGACACTCATTATGGTTGCCGAAAAGGTTCTAAACTTGTTCAAGATTAGTTTGAGTCATTTTATAAAAACATTTTTTTCCCGACACTGGAACAGCACGGGATTACAACTGTTATTCATATGGGAGATGCTTTTGATAGTCGCAAATCAATTGATTACCAAAGTTTAGAATGGACAAAAAGAGTTGTTTTAGATCCTCTTTCAAAATATAATGTTCATATGTTAGTGGGAAATCACGATGCATATTATAAGAACACGAATAATGTAAATTCTCCATCTCTTCTACTTCAAAATTACTCTAATATCAAAACTTATAGTGATCCAGAAGTAGTTAAAATAGGAAATTTGAATACTCTTTTCATTCCTTGGATATGTGCCGATAACGAAGAAAAAACTTTACGTCTTATCAAAAAAAGTGGATGTAAGGTTGCGATGGGGCACTTAGAATTGAATGGATTTGAAGCCTATCGTGGACATACGATGGATGATGGTATGGATTCTATAGTTTTTGATGGGTTTACAAAAGTATTTTCTGGGCATTATCATACTCGTTCTACTAATGGTGTCGTTTTTTATTTGGGAAATCCTTATGAAATGTATTGGAATGATGTAAACGATACTCGTGGATTTCATATTTTTGATACTGAAACACTAGAACATACTCCTGTAAATAATCCTTATCGAATGTATTATATTATTCACTATGAGGATACAAACTACCAGACGTTTGATACTCGTGAATATGAAAATAAAATTGTAAAGGTTATCGTTCGTAAAAAAACAAATACTAAAAAGTTTGAAAAGTTTATTGATAAACTTTATACTTCAAATGTAGCAGAACTCAAAATTGTTGAGAACTTTCAAATTGAAGAAAATGAAAATTTTGAGGCATTTGAATCAGAAGACACTCTCTCTGTTCTGAATAGATATATTGAAGAATCAGAAATAAATCTGGACAAAAAAATAATTCAAAAAATGTTCAAAGAAATATATCAGGAAGCCTGTGAGTTGGTATAAAAATGTTTATACTTACAATTCTGGGGCAAGAGGATGAAGGTGTCTATTCTGTACTTAACCCTAATGGAGATAAGATCATCTATATATTTGAAGAAGAAGACGATGCGGTTAGATATGCTATGATGTTGGAGGAGGAAGATTACCCAGAAATGCATGTGATTGAAGTTGAAGATGAAGCAATAATAAAGACTTGTAAACAATATGGATATAACTATACGATTATTACTGAAAATGATATTGTAATTCCACCAAAATATTAAAATGATTTTATTCAAAACTATAAAATGGAAGAATTTTTTATCTACAGGACAGCATTTCACGGAGATAGATTTTACTCTAAATTCGACCAATTTGATTGTTGGTACGAATGGTGCTGGTAAAAGTACAATTTTAGATGCTCTTACTTTTTCTTTATTTGGAAGACCATTTCGGAAAATTAATAAACCACAACTCATCAATACCGTAAATGAAAAGGACTGTATTGTAGAAGTTGAGTTTACTATTGGAACTACTGAGTGGAAAGTTGTTCGTGGAATCAAACCAAATATTTTTGAAATTCATCGAAATGGTGAAGTTTTGGATCAGGCATCCGCATCTGTAGATCAGCAGAAGTGGTTAGAACAAACAGTTCTCAAAATGAACTATAAGTCTTTTACTCAAATTGTAATTTTGGGTAGCAGTACTTTTGTTCCTTTTATGCAACTTCCTGCGGCTCACAGAAGGGAAGTAATTGAAGATCTTTTAGACATAAAGATTTTCTCTTCTATGAATACTGTAATTAAAGAAAAGATTCGTCAGATTCGTGAAGAAGTAAAGACTTTAGAACTCAAAAAGGAATCTCTCTTTGATAAGGTTGAAATGCAAAGAAATTTTATTGAGGAGTTGGAAAATCGTGGAAATGCCAAAATAAATGATAATCAAAAAAAGATTGTTAATTTAGATGCCGAAGTTGACATTTATATGAGAGAAAATTCTTCACTTGAGGAAAGTATTTTTAAGTATATCAAAGAGCAAGAAGAAGTCACAGGTGCCGCAGATAAACTTCGTAAACTTGGAAATCTCAAAGGTAAAATTTCACAAAAGGTTCTTACGATTACTACAGAGCATAAGTTTTTTACCGAAAATACGGTATGCCCTACATGTACTCAAGAGATTGATGAGACGTTCAGACTACATAGAATTACAGACGCTCAAAATAAAGCAAAGGAGTTACAATCGGGTTATCAAGAACTTGAGGAAACTATCAAATCAGAAGAAGAAAGAGAGCGTCAATTTAATATTCTTTCTAAGGAGATTACAAAACTCACGCATGAAGTTTCTCAAAACAATACTAAAATCTCTGGATGTCAAAGACAAATCAGAGATTTTGAATCAGAAATTCAAACACTTACCAATCAACTTAAAAACAAAAATACTGAGCACGAAAAACTAGAGTCTTTCAGAGAAACTCTTCAGAAAACCTATGATGAATTGGCAGTTAAAAAAGACTTCATTAATTATTATGATTTTGCATATGGATTACTGAAGGATGGTGGAGTTAAGTCCAAAATCATTAAGAAATATCTTCCCCTGATAAATCAGCAGGTAAATCGGTATTTACAAATGATGGACTTTTATATTAATTTTACTCTTGATGAAGAGTTTAATGAGACCGTTCAGTCACCAATTCACGAAGATTTTTCTTATGCCTCCTTCAGTGAGGGTGAGAAAATGAGAATAGATTTGGCACTTCTTTTTACTTGGAGAGAAGTTGCTGGATTTAAAAATTCTGTAAATACAAATCTTCTGATATTAGATGAAGTATTTGATAGTTCTTTAGATGGATTTGGAACCGAAGAATTTCTTAAGATTATTAAATATACAATAAAGGATGCTAATATATTTGTAATCTCCCACAAAACTGGTTTAGATGATAAGTTTGATAATGTTATAAAATTTGAAAAAGTAAAAGGTTTTAGTCGGATAGGATCATAATATAGACACTTTATAAGGTGGCACATCAGTTGTCCAGAGGGCAACCTTTCGTTGTATTATGAGTGTATACAAAACAAAACTCATGCCAGTTAGTCACGAAATCAAGTCTCAACTCGCAAAACTGCTTGCTACCGAAGACCTTGTAGTAGAGCACAAGAGGGTTGAGACTGCGTGTTTTAATGTTCATACTCGTGTTCTGACTTTGCCTCTATGGGATAAGGCAAGTAATACTGTATATGATTTGCTTGTAGGACACGAAGTTGGACATGCCCTCTTCACTCCTGATGATGACTGGTTTGAGAACAATACAATTCCTCAACAATTTGTGAATATTGTGGAAGATGCCCGTATTGAAAAATTAATGAAACGCAAGTATGCAGGACTTGCAAAGACTTTTTATAATGGATATAAAGAATTAAATGATGAAGACTTCTTTCAGATTGCTGACGAAGATTTAGAAACCTTAAATCTTGCTGATAAAACAAACCTTTACTTTAAGGTTGGTAATTTTCTTTCTCCTCTAAATTTCAATTCCAAAGAAAAGGAAATTGTTGAGTGTATTGATTCCTGTGAAACTTTTACAGATGTGATTATTGCCGCAGAGAAACTTTATGAGTATTGTAAGGAAGAACAGCAGAAACAACAAAAGGTTGCTAATCTAGATTCTCACGATTCTGAACAACAGGGTAATTCCTCTTCTGGTGAACAGACGGGAGAGACCGAAGAAAGTGAGAACGACAAACAAGATTCTTCACAATCACAACAACCAGAAGAATCTTCCGGAAATTCTAGTGGAAGTCAGACAATACCAGATCTTTCTTCACAAGAACCCAAAGTTCGCACTGCCGATGCTCTTCGTGAAAAAATTGAGAGTCTTGTAAGTAGTGATAACCGAGATAATGTTTATGTAGAACTTCCACATCTCAACCTAGAAACTATAATTGCCAAAAATTCAGAGATTCATCAATATATTGATGAAAATTTTGAAAGACAAAAAAAATATATTGATGCTAATAATGATACAATTCATAATCTTAATTTATATGAAGAGTCTGACAAATCTTATAAACAATTTAAGACTTCTGCTCAAAAGGAAGTCAATTATCTTGTAAAGGAATTTGAGTGTCGTAAGGCAGCAGATTCTTATGCCCGAACATCAACTGCTCGCACAGGAGTTCTTGATACTGCCCGTCTTCATACCTACAAGTATAATGAGGATTTGTTCAAGAAAATAAGTGTGATTCCTGATGGTAAAAATCACGGGTTGATTTTTATTCTTGATTGGAGTGGGTCAATGAATGAAGTTATTCAGGACACCTGTAAGCAACTTTTTAATTTAATCTGGTTTTGTAAAAAAGTCTCAATTCCTTTTGAGGTTTATGCCTTTACAAATGAATGGAGAAGCCCATCAAAGTCTCAAGAAGTTTATTCTCCACATTATGAAAAACGAGAAGGGTTGATTTATGTTGCTGATGATTTTTCTTTATTGAATCTTCTTACAAGTAAAGTGAATATGAAAACTCTGGAGCATCAGATGCTCAATATTTGGAGACTGACTATTGCTCTTCGTAATCCATATGGGTGTGGATGTAGATATGTTGCTCCAACTCGATTATATCTTTCCAGCACTCCACTGAATGAGGCATTGATTGCCCTACACCAAATTCTTCCTAATTTTCAGAGGGAAAATAAACTTCAGAAAGTTCAATGTGTAGTTCTGACTGATGGTGAGGCAAACTGTCTTCCTTATCATATTGAAGTCAAACGTAAATCAGAATCGGAACCTTATATTGGTGTTCGTGGTATTTCTCCTGGACAAACTTTTCTTCGTGATCGTAAGATCGGAACGACTTATAAGTTTGGGTATGAATATCATAAATTTACCGAAGTTTTAATATCAAATCTCAAGGACAAGTTTCCAACAGTCAATATGATCGGTATTCGTGTGCTTCAGAATCGTGATACATCCAATTTTGTGAGTCTTTATTACAACAAATTATCTCCCCAATACGTTAAAATTTTATCTGATTGGAAGAAGAATCGGAGTCTAAATATTTTAGATTCAAGTTATGATGCCTACTTTGGACTTTCTGCATCCACTCTCTCACAAGATTCTGAATTTGAAGTTGCCGAAGATGCCACAAAGTCACAGATTAAAAGTGCCTTTGTAAAAAGTCTCAAGATCAAAAAATTGAATAAAAAAGTTCTGGGACAGTTTATGGAGTTGGTCGTATGATAAATACCTAAAAAGATTAAAATGAAGACTTTTCAAGAATTTGTGTTAGAATGCTATTCTATTCAGGAGACTTCTCTGACTCGTGTGATGAGTAAGTCAAAAAAAGGTGGAATGGCAATTATGTCTGCTCAACGTGGTGATAAATCTTCATCGGAAAATAAAGCACGTTCAAAACAACTTGAGCGTGATATTAGGGGTGCTGGTCTTCCAGGTCCCACAAAAGTTGCTGGTAGATATACAGAAAATCCAGGGACTCCAGAAGAAAAAAAAGTAGGAGAAAAATCACACGTTATTACTCCTGGAAAGAAAGGTAAGAGAAAATTTAAGAAAGCAATAGAAAAGTTAGGTAAAAAATACAATCAAGATTCTGTTTTGATTCAACGCAAACCAGGAGGAAGTTCAACTCTCAAAGGAACTTCTAAAACATCTTGGCCAGGTAAGGGAAAGAATGTTAGTATAGGAAGTATGAAACCAGGTAGAACTGGTGAGTTTGATACTAAAGTTAAAAACAGAACATTTACAGTTGGAGATGATTGATTATGTCTAAAAACAAAGTGAATGAAAACGAAATCTGGGGAATGCCCTGTGCTGTAGATCACAAAAATAAAAGAGTTTATTTGAAGTGTGAGAGTGCCATTACTGCGATGGGTATTGGTGCTCTTGTAGAAAAGTATTATCCCGGATATAAAGGACATTTAGTAAGTCTTAATCGTCTGAGTGAAATTAGAGACAGTTTGGAAACCGTCCAATAGGGTGGTTTTGAGACTCTGATTGCTGTTATAATGACTATGTTGAAACAAACCACTCACTATGCTCCGTCTCAAAATGACTCCCGATTATATCGTTTCTTCTCTGAGATCACTTTTTGGATCGGAAATTACTGGTGCCGACATTCGTGGTTGGTGTGCCAGTAATGGAAGTGCCTATCAAACCGTTACAAAAAATCTTGAAAAATATAAGACTTCTCGTGGTAAGTGGAATTTAGAAGTGACACAAGAAAAGGTTCAAGAAATTGAAAGAAGTTTTTCTTCTCCTGCTGCTCTTCCTGCTTTGGAACAAAATCTTATTCCTGATAAAGATGATACTTTCGTCAAGTTTGGTAACTTCAACGATATTAAAAAAATTATTCAGTCCCGTATTTTTTACCCAACGTTTATTACGGGTCTCTCGGGTAATGGTAAAACGTTCTCTGTGGAGCAAGCTTGTGCTCAAACTGGACGTGAATTGATTCGTGTAAATATCACGATTGAGACTGATGAAGATGATCTGATAGGTGGTTTTCGTCTTGTGGATGGTGCAACTGTTTGGCATAATGGACCTGTGATTGAAGCACTTGAACGTGGTGCTATTTTACTTTTGGATGAGATTGATCTTGCTTCTAATAAAATTCTTTGTCTTCAATCTGTATTAGAAGGTAAAGGTGTCTTTCTGAAAAAGATTGGTAAGTTTGTAAAACCCTCTGTTGGATTTAATGTTTTTGCAACTGCAAATACCAAAGGTAAAGGTTCTGAGGATGGACGATTTATCGGAACTAATGTGCTCAATGAAGCATTCCTAGAAAGATTTCCTGTGACCTTTGAACAATCTTATCCTGCTCCTGCAGTTGAGCAAAAGATCTTAGAGGGTATTTCTTTGGATCTTGGTCTTGATGATCGTGATTTCTGTAAGAGACTTGTTGATTGGGGTGATGTAATCCGTAAGACCTTCTATGATGGTGGTATTGAGGAAATCATCAGCACCCGCCGTCTCGTTCACATCATTCGTGCCTATAGCATCTTTGGTGATAAAGCAAAGGCAATACAGGTTTGTGTAAATCGTTTTGACGATGAAACCAAACAGGCATTCTTGGAACTTTATGACAAGATTGATGCTGATTTTATAATGCCTCCTGCCCCAGAAGCAGTTGACGCAACTCTCTCAAACTGATATAATATTAAAAGATAAAACTCTCCTTGATTGTGAAACTTTATGACTGAAAATTTTGAAACCGATTATGAAAGTCTTCTTCCAGAAGGATATTCAGCAGTAGCAGCTGGATCTTCTATTACCGGAAGTCATCTTCTTGGTGGTATGGGAGAGGATCATATTTCTTTTAACTATAATAACTATTGGGAAGATGATGGATTTAGTTTGACTGGAAATCCATATGCATCACCAGATGTTCTTTCTTTAAATTCTCATACTATTCCCACTTCTTATGAGGTAAAATCCCAACCAAACTCAGATCACTTCTGGAAGTTTGGTGAAGGGAAGACACTCAAAGTAGTGGAAGAATATATCAAAGGAACTTATAATGGACACTATGCCTCTGATAAGTCAAAGGTTCAGGTTTTGGATATGATTGATGCTATTGATGATGGAGTTCCCTTCTGTCGTGATAATCTCATTAAGTATTCTTCTCGTTTTGGTAAGAAGGATGGAATGTCAAAACTTGATGCTCTGAAGATTATACACTACGGTGTTCTTCTATATCATTTTGCTGGATTTAATAATGAAACTCAAAAATCAAACTATGAAACTTTCTGATAAAACACTGTCACTGCTGAAGAATTTCTCTGGCATTAATCAATCAATTTTGTTTAGGCAAGGAAACAAACTTCGCACAATTTCTGTGATGAAGAACATTCTTGCCGAAGCAGAGATTACCGAAGAGTTTCCAAAGGACTTTGGTATTTACGATCTCAATCAATTCCTAAACGGACTTAATCTTCATCAAAATGCCGAATTGGATTTTGATAATGATGGTTATGTAGTGATTCGTGAAGGTAAAATGCGATCCAAGTATTTCTTTGCTGATCCAAGTGTAATTGTGATTCCACCAGATAAAGAAATCACTCTTCCGAGTGAGGATGTGTGCTTTGAGTTAAATACTCAACAGTTAGATAAGTTACTCAAGGCATCTGCAATTTATCAACTTCCCGACCTTTCTGCTGTTGGTGATGCCGGTGTGATCAAACTGGTAGTAAGAGATAAAAAGAATGATACATCAAACAATTTTTCCATCGTGGTTGGTGAAACCGATAGTGTCTTTACGTTTAACTTTAAAGTGGAGAATATCAAAATTCTTCCTGGTGCTTATGAGGTTGTCATCTCACAAAAACTTTTATCACGATTTACGAGCACCGACAGAGATTTGAAGTATTATATTGCTATGGAGCCTGATTCTACTTTTGAATGAACATCTTTGTCACATCCCCATTTCCTGCCGAAAGTGCCGTTTGTCTTCCAGACAAATTAATAGTGAAGATGCCCTTAGAGTGTTGTCAAATGCTCTCTATCGTGGCATCAGAGAAATGGGGGCACGGATACGGAACTCTGCCCAAGACCGATGGAACCCCCTACAAGACCGATAAGGGTGCCTTTCGTAATCATCCTTGTACTCAATGGGCAGCAAAAACCATTGATAATGCCTATTGGTTAATCAAGTGGGGAATGAACTTGTGTGATGAATATACTTTGCGGTATAATAAAACTCACTCCTGCTACAAAACTCTTGTAGATGCCTACTATCTTTTCCCCAAAGGAAAGGTGACTGAAGTGACTCCATTTGCTCGTGCTATGCCCGAAGAATGGAAATTTGATGATAGCATTGATACTTTTACTGCTTATAAGATGTATGTCGCATCTAAACCTTGGGTGAAGGATAACTACCTCCGTATGCCCGAAAGACGCCCAGAATGGATAGTATAAATAATGATGCCTGGTTTGTTCGCACTTTTCAGGTGGGAGAGTATAAATCCTCTCCCTTATAAATAGTAATGCGAACAAACAACAGAGCAGAAATGTATTACACTTACGCTTATTTGCGTGAAGACGGAACTCCTTACTATATCGGTAAGGGTAGTGGTAAAAGAGTTTATAGTAAAATCCGTAGTGTCTCTATACCATCAACAGATAGAATTCTAATACTAAAGAAAGATTTGACTGAAGATAGAGCATTTCAACACGAAAAGTATATGATTGCTGTTTTTGGTAGAAAAGATTTAGGAACAGGTATTCTTCATAATAAAACTGATGGTGGAGAAGGAGTTTCGGGACACATTTACACAGAACAACAAAAACAAAAAATAACTCAAAGTAAATTGGGAAAAAACTTTGGGATGGTTGGCGAAAATCATCATATGTATGGAAAAACTCACACTCCTGAAGCACGAAAGAAAATGAGTGAAAAGGTGAGTGGAGAAAACCATCCTATGTACGGTAAAAAAGGAAAAGAACATCACTCTTATGGATATAGACACACTGAAGAAGCAAGGAAACAAATGAGTGAAATTAGTAGAATTAGGAATGCTAATAGAAGGTGGTGGAATAATGGATTACAGAACAAGTTCGTGGTAGAATGTCCTGGAACTGAATGGAGATGTGGAAGATTGAAAACAAATCAATCAAAAGGGCACTAACACTTTTTTGTCTCAAAGATTGTTGTTTATCGCCCAATTTTGGATTACACTTGATTATTTTTATTTGTGAAAAATTATGAAAGACCTTGAACTGGGGCAAATGCTGTTTGGAAATCCCACACAAGAATACCCTGTGCCTCGTGAGAGTTGGATGAGTGGTCCATTTCAAATCTTGATGGATGCTATTACTGAAAAAACAAGAGAAAAGGATTATGGATACACTCCACATTTCTCCAACGACTTCTTCACCATTCGTAGTTATTACTGGGGTGAGGATGAAGAAGAAATGGATAAACCAAACTTTGAGGTTCCAAGTGAAAACTTTAGACTTTCTTGGTATAAGTATCCGTTTCGGGGTTCTTATTCAAGTGAGAAACTTACTCCAAAAAGGTGGAATGACATTATTCAAAAATGTATCAAAAGTTTGGAGGGTTGATTATGAATAATGATTTTTTGTGGGTGGAAAAACACGCTCCGAAGAAAATTGAAGATTGTATTCTTCCTGAAAGTATTAAAAAAACATTTCAGGATTTTGTGGATCAAGGACAAATACCAAATCTGTTACTTGCCGGACCTCCTGGGGTTGGTAAGACAACAGTTGCCAAAGCACTATGTAATGAATTAGGAGTTGATTTTTATGTCATTAATGGATCTGATGAGGGAAGATTTCTCGACACAGTACGGAACCAGGCAAAGAACTTTGCTTCGACCGTATCACTTCAAGCAACTGGCAAACACAAAGTTATCATCATTGACGAATGTGATAACACAGGGAACGATGTTCAACTCCTCTTACGGGCAAATATTGAGGCATTTTATGGTAACTGCCGATTTATCTTCACCTGTAACTACAAAAACAAAATCATCGAACCCCTTCACTCCCGATGTGCCGTTGTCGAATTTGGTATTAAGTCCAAGGACCGACCAAAAATCGCAGCAAAGTTCTTTGAAAGGCTCAAAAAGATCTTGGATCAAGAAAAAGTTGAAGCAGATGATAAGGTTCTTGCCCAACTTGTAAATAAGCACTTTCCCGATTTCAGAAGAGTCTTAAATGAATGCCAACGTTATTCTGTATCTGGTAGCATTGATTCTGCCATTCTTGCTACTTTCTCTGACATTAAAGTAAATGATCTCATTAAACACCTCAAAGAAAAGAACTTTCCGGAAGTTCGTAAATGGATTGCTGCCAATCTTGATAATGATGCCAGTAGTATTCTTCGTATGGTGTATGATGCTCTATATGAACATCTGGATGGTCCCAGTATTGCTGCTTGCGTTCTTATTGTGGCAAAATATCAATACCAATCGGCATTTGTAGCAGACCAAGAGATTAACTTACTTGCTGCTCTTACAGAGATTATGATTGAGAGTAATTTTAAATGACTAATTTTTCTCCAAGAGGTATATTTGAGGGGTGTGTAAACCTATCTCAACAAGTTACAATGGGAGTAACTAGGGGAATGTCAAAAGTAGCAACATTGGGTTATTTACCTGCTAGTTTTACTGCAGATGCTCAGTCAGATGTAGATTTTTTAGCTTACAATCCCATAACAGGAGATGTAAAAAAAGTTCAATGTAAAACTACCACGTATAAACGAAAAGATAATTTTATTGCTTCATTAAAAAGTGGAGGTAAGGGAAAAGGGAATAGAAAAGTTGCAAAAGATTATGATTGGTTATATGTATTGGATGCTGATAATAATGAATACCTTATAGATTATGAAGAAATAAAGGGTAAAAAAACACAAGTTACTATGTCTGAGTGTGAATTCAAATGAAACTCAAAACTTTTCCATTAAAAACTTGTCTTCGTTATCCTGGAGGCAAATCTAAAGCAACTAAGACTCTTGCACCTTGGTATCCAGAAAACTTCAAAGAATATCGTGAACCATTTATTGGGGGAGGTTCTGTTGCTTTTTATACAACTCAGGCATATCCAGATATTCCTATTTGGATTAATGATCTCTATGTTCCTTTATATAATTTCTGGGTTCAACTACGGGATAATGGAGAAGAACTTTCTGAACGACTAAAACAAATTAAAAGCAAATCTTCTGACTTTGAGACTCAAGATAAAAAAGATGAAGCACATAAAGAATTATTCAACCAAACTCGAATAGACATTAATAACCAAGATGGATTAGAAAGAGCAGTAAGTTTTTTTATTCTTAATAAATGTAGTTTTTCTGGGTTGACTGAGAATAGCACATTTTCACCAACTGCTTCTCGTTCTAATTTTTCATTTGTAGGTATTGAAAAACTTAAAGAGTTTTCTAAACTGATGAAAAATT